AACCTGCCCCAAACCATCCATAAGATTAGACCAGGTACCTAAAATAGTACTGCTTTGCTGCTCCATCATACCGCCATAACGGCTTTCCATACCGCTTACCAATGCATCTAATGCCATTTGGCTGTCTACCATACGCTTAGTTACCATGTCCTGAGCCGTTGCAACATCTGTTCCCAGCTTATCTGCTAAAAGCTGCCAGGCAGGAATGCCAAGTTCGGTAATCTGCATCATTTCCTGGCTTGCCAGCTTTCCTTTTGCGGCAATCTGCCCTAAAGCTATGGTTAATCTGTTTACACCATCTTGACCAGCTCCTACACCTGCCGCAGCGTCACCCACGGCAGTAAGAGTTGGTATAATCTGCTCAGCCGTAAAACCAAAAGCCAAAAACTTTTGACTGGCTTTAGTAACATCATTAAATTCAAAAGGGGTATGTGCCGCAAAATCCTGCAGTTCTTTTACAAAAGCTGTGGCCTTTTCGGCGCTTCCCAGCATATTTGTCATTGCTACCTGAACATTTTGCAGTTCTCCTCCTGCTTTTACAGCATAAACGCCTAAAGCACCTAAAGCTGCACCAAGGCCTTCAAGTACGTTTACTGCTTTGCCGGACAGATTTAAGCCTTCAGAACCGAAGGCGGTTCTAAGCTGTCTTTTGGTTGCTGCTATTTCTTTTCTTAAATCCGAGGAATCCGCTCCAATTTTTACCAAGAGTTCTGCTACGGTTGACATTCATCCGCCTCCTTTCTTTGGGCATAAAATTCTTTAAAAAATTCTTCTCGTTCCGCTTCTTTTGCGCCAGAGGTTTTCCTTGGCAGGAATGGTTTCATCAGCTTCTCCGGAGTAATTCCTTTTACCTGTGTTGCCATGAGGTTAGCCGTAAAATATGAAGCAGTCCACAATACATTTAGTTTTCGTCTTTCATAGCCTGTCGCAAGCTTGGTAAGTTCAAAAGGACTAAGAGCATAAAACTCATTTGGCTTTAGGGCAAGTGGGCCATAGGCTATACCCTCTGCCCATTTCAGCCAAGAAAAAAAGGAAGGAGCCGTTTGCCCTTCCCTTAGTTTTTTCTCTCTTTTTCCAATTCTTCACTTACTGATTCTGTCATTTCCTCCGGAAACAGTTTATAATACACTGCTTTTCCTAAGATGCCAGAACCCGCGATACATTTAACTACCGGAATTTGAATGTCGGTTTCTAAATCAATCCCTTCATCCACCAGCTCCTGCAGTTTATTGGCATACCACTGAGGTGTACGCATTTTGTGATGACGTAGAGCCACGCTTAAAATAATGGTAAGCATACCAAGATCCAAACTTTGATTTTTAATAATATCTCCAGCAGGCTTTCCTGTCATGCGTTCAATATCTATAAGCCTGCCGATATTTAAAAACATATACTCATTTTCTCCAAAAAGCGGAAATTCTATCTTACGCATCTGCACTTCCTCCTGTAATTAAATCAGATAAAGGACCCGCCCCGGACAAAGTTCCCTTTAAGGTCGCTACATCATCATGAGGGGTAGATAAACTGCATTCGGTAAGTGCAGCCCACCCCGTAAGATAACTTTTGTCAGGGTATTCAAATTTAATATGTACCTGTTTGTTGTTCAAAAAGGCAGCTTCTAAAAACTTGGCTCCGCTATCTCCTGCAAGGTAGACACTTTCTAAATCAATCGACCAGCTTCTTAAACCTGGAAGTGTTGCCTTCCAACCACCGCTGGTTTTATCTGATGCGTCAATTTCATCTGCCTTACGAGATAAATCACCACTTCTTTGACCGCCAACTAAAGTCCAGGTTGGACTTGTTTCTGTTGCTCCTGTGTTCACATATAAAAGATAATCCTTACCCGCCGTTGCCTTACTGGTGCTGGCAGGCTCTGCAAATACTGTATATGCCATTAGCTTTCACTCCTTTGTAAATTTTGAATAAGCATTATAAGGCTTATCACTCCGTTATATCCTGTTTCTTCTTCAGGATAAGCCTCAAAAAAGTCCACCTGTTGGCGAACTGCTAAAAACTCATCCTCACTTAAATCAATTTGCTTTGTTTGCAGCAATACTATTACCCTGTTAGCAATACTGTTTATTTCAAATTTACCCTTATAGGTTGACCAAATATTGATTTGAACTGTGACCTCCACCATATCCTCATACTTTGTCCCGGCTTCTTTGCAGTTAAACGCACCAATAGTCATGAATGGCGGTCTTGCAGTTTCCGGTACATAGTCATAAACAGGCACTTTTTCATTAGCTGTTAAATAGCTTATAAGTGCCTTTTGCAAGGCATTTAATGGTATACGTTTCATTTATTCAGCACCTTCTTCATGTTAGAAATAAGCTTAGGCTCTTCTGCGTCAAAGGCAGGCTTAATAAACGGCCTTCCCTTTCTGGCAGGAATTTTGGCAGATTTTCTAAGCAATAAATCACCGCCAGCAGAAATGGATAAAGCCTTTTTATTCTTAGCCCTAACAATATGCGCCTTAGCACCAAACTCAACGATATGAGCATAGGGGGTTTTAGCTTTAACCAACCCTTCCGGTTTTCTTCTGTCAAAACCTGTTTTAATAGATTTTTTTAGCTTGCCGCTGCGCTGTGCAACCTTTTGTTTTGCCCCTCTAGCGATATTTTTAGTACTATCTTGCAATGCATTTTCAATAGCCAGACGCGTTTTTCCATCCCATGCTGAGATGCTTGACATAGCTTTAGTCAAATCACTGCTTGTTACTTTCGCAAGAAATTTCATCATACACCCTTTTCATATTCTGCTATTTCAATATAGGTACTGTCTTTATAAAACCTTGTTACAGCAACAATTTCATATTCTCTGCCCTGCCATAAAAGGTGCCAGCCTTTTTCCATGCGGATATAGGTTCTGGTTTTTAACGTGATGTTACTTAAAGCATTAGGTGTATCAAAGGCCTGCTTTTCGCTGTACCTGGAATCCTTCACCTCTGCCCATAGAGATATTACCTTTTTATAATTTGTTGCATACCCACCATAGCCATCGCTTGAAAGAATTGGTTGTAAAAGTTCAACCCGTTGATTTAGTTTAGCTATCTGCATTAAAAGCCATCCTTTCTGTCCCCAAAAAGCAGCGAACGCAAAGTCAGCATAAGCTGCTTATAGTCCGCTTCTTCTCTGTGTTCGTAAAAATAGGCGGTAGTATACATAATAGCTGTTTTGGCATTATTTGACTTTTTTAAGGTTTCTTCATCTGCCCGGATTACATCCTGACACACTTTTTCAGCAGATTCCAAAAGCTGCAGTATAAGTGTATCCTCGGTTTCTGAATCTACTCTAAGATATAATTTCATTTCCTCTAAACTTACCAGCACTTTACCCACCACCTGCTTTTACAGTTTTCTAGGCATTTAGTTTCAAGATTTGTACTGCTTCAGGCAGTATAAGCTTGCCATCAACACGTTCTTTTACCACATAGCCAATCATGCCATTCCCTGCATAAAGTTCTCTTAGTTCCTGCATGGAGCGAACGCCACGATCACCGATATTGTAATAGCTATAATCACCAAAAGAGATAGCATTTGCAGGTGCATAAGCAGAGGTAAACACATCATAGCCTAAGATTTTATCCGGCTCGCCTGCCTGATAAGATGGCTGCCACATATATGCCCCATTGTTATCTTTTAGTTTACGAATGGCAAGTAAGGTCTGGTCATTTAAGATGAACTTGGCGTTCTTACGGTACGGACGTTTCAAAGCATAAATTAGTTCCAACATATCATCTGACTTAATGGCGGCAGTTAAAGTACTAGCTATGGTCGCACCACCGGTTTCAGCAAACAAACCTAAAGGTTTACCGGTACCGTCACCATTTAAGAAGGCATCCTCTTCGGCATTAGCCATAGCCTTGCCAAACTCGGTGATGATGTAATTTTCAAGGTTAAAGGCATTGTCATAGAGAAGTTCTTCGGTAATCTTAATGGCCACATGAAGCTTATGAGCATCAAGCAAGGTCTGTGCAAATTTAGCATCGCTGAACTGTAAGGCTTCCCCTTCTTCAATCCATGCAGCCGCAGGCTTGGTAGCTGCAATGTTAATTTTATGCTGACCGGAAGTAGTGATAATTGTACCAAGACCGCGCATGATGTTATCTTCCATCAAAGCATCGATAATACGCTTGTCATATTCCTCCGGAACTAAATAACCGCCATCTGCATCAACACCCTCCTGCAAAAGGTTGGATACCTGTTTGAAGTTAGTACGCATGGCTTTTAACAAATCCTTAGCATACGCACCTCGTGAACGTGCCGGTTTCATTTTCTCCAAAGTTTCATCCGGGAGAGTCGCAATACCGGGTTTATTGGTAAAAGGCTGATTCACTGCTTTAGAAAGTTCTTTGTCGATTGCCTCCTGCTTTTCTAAACGTTGTACTTCTCTACCTAAGGCATCAATATCTGCCATCATGACATTGTAGGTATTTTCATCTTCCGCAGAAAGCGTACCTTTATCACTGCGATGGCTTTCTAAAAAGGACTTGGTGGTTTCCCAGGCTTTTGTTCTTTTTTCACGTAATTCGATAATATTCATAAGTTAAATTCCTCCCTTAAATGTGGTTCTTTAATAACTCTAATTTTTTTAAGCATTCATCAACAGAACACTCTTTTACAACTTCCTTAGGCTCAATACGACATTTAGCCGCTATCTTTGCCTTTAAGGAATTTACTACCAAAGCCTTAGAATACATCATGGATAAAACAGGCGGCTCAAGCATATCCTCGGTATTTTTTTTTAAAATACCATCGGCAAAGCCAAGCTCGACTGCCTTATTGGCATTCATCCAGCTTTCATCGTCCATAAGGCGGGCAATTTTTACTCTTGCCATACCTGTCTTAGTTTCATAGGCATTTACGATTGATTCCTTTACTTCGCTTAGCATAGCGATAGCTTTTTGAAATTCGCTTTTATCGCCAAAAGCCATAGTTGCCGGATTATGAATCATAAGTAGGGATACAGGACTCATTAAAACCTTACTGCCTGCCATTGCAATAACCGATGCAGCACTTGCCGCCAGGCCATCAATCTTAACAGTCACGTTCCCCTTATATTCCATCAGCATATTGTAGATTTGAGCGGCTGCTATGCAGTCACCACCTGGGCTATTAATCCAAATGGTTATATCTCCTGTGCCTGAAAGCAGTTCTTCTTTAAATAGCTGAGGTGTGACATCATCATCAAACCAGCTTTCTTCAGCTATGGTGCCGTTAAGAAACAGTGTCCGTTCCATCACTTCTTCTTGGCTTTCCTGGTTTATTACCTTTTTGTTCTTCCACTGCCAAAACTTCTTCATTGTCATTTACCTCCTTTGCATCAGAATACGCACTGCCTGCGTCCTTTAATTTAGTCATGTTGCCGTTAATGAGATACAAATTACCGCCATCTTCTTCAGATATTTGGTCCAGGTTTTCCAAGGCTCTTATATCATTGGCACTCATCCAACCATTCTGTCTTGCGGTAGCGTAACCATTCATACGGCTTTCATAATCTCCTCGAAGGAGTCCGTCCACGTTGAACTTAATAAAATATTTACCCTTATCTCCCGGCAAAATAAGCGAACGTACTAAGGACTGCTCCCAGCGGATAAGCCAAGGCTCCAGGGTGTACTTTACGAACTCCAAGGATTGTTGCTCTATATTAGAAAAGCTCGATTTCTCAAGGTCACCAACCATATGCGGTGGGACTCTGAAAATTCGAGCTATCTCGTTAATCTGAAATTTTCTTGTTTCTAAAAACTGGGCTTCGTTTGGACTGATAGATATCGGCGTGTATTTCATACCTTCCTCTAAAACTGCTACCTTATTGGCGTTGGCACTTCCACCAAAAGCTGAGTTCCAACTGGCTCTTACTCTTTCCGGGTCTTTTACTACACCCGGATGCTCTAAAATCCCGCCTGGCGTAGCACCGTTCGCAAAAAACTTGGCTCCGTATTCCTCGCAGGCAATAGCCATACCAATAGCGTTTTTAGCCATAGCAATTGGTGAATAACCGACTAGGCCATCAAAACCTAAACCTGGTATGTGCAGCACCTCTGAATGCAGCAGAATAACTTCGTTTTCCTTGTTTAAATGTGCATCTTCTAGGCCACGCAAATACTTGTAATAGATATTTCCTTTATCATCCCTGTTTACGCTAACCCGGTTAGGCATTAACGGATAGATACCAACAACCTCCCCTCTGCCATTTCTGATAAGCTGAGCATAGGCATTACCCCAAAGAAGTAGATGCGTCATAAGAGTTTCCCTAAACACAAACGAGGTCATCTCCGGGTTAGGCTCATCATGTAGGAGAAAATACAGCGGATGCTCTAAGGCTTTATCTTTGCCACCGCTATCCGTGTATTTGTAAAGGTGTAAGGGCAAACCTGCAACAGCTTCTGCCAGTACCCTAACGCAAGAATAAACTGCTGTCATCTGCATAGAAGAACGCTCAGTTACATTTTTCCCAGCCGTACTTCCACCAAAGAAAAACCTATAGGCACTGCCTACACTTACGTTCTTAGGTTTATCTCTGGACTTAAAAAGCTTTGTAAATATTTCTAAAATCTTGACCACCTCCTAAAATTATGTTCCTGTCAGACAAATAAAATACCCCTGTCATCATAAACAGAGGCACCGTTATCATTTCCACAGCGAATTGCTCGGTCTAAAGCCATAATCGTGGCTATAGCACCGTCAATTTTCTCTGTGGATTTTTCTTTATCTGCTTTAATGTTCCCGGCAGGGTCCGTTCGGATAAAAATGTTATCCATATTCCATCTAAGCACCGGATGCCCGCTATGAGCAATTTTCTGCTCTAGTGTTAGTTTCATCAGTTCCTTAGTAGGTGGTGACATATCCTTAAAACCTTGTCCAAAAGGCACTACCGTAAACCCCATGCCCTCAAGATTTTGCACCATCTGCACCGCTCCCCAGCGGTCAAAGGCGATTTCCCGGATATTATACTTTTCGCCTAACTCTTCTATAAACTTCTCAATGTAGCCGTAATGCACTACGTTACCTTCGGTGGTCTGAATAAGTCCCTGCCTTGCCCACACATCATAGTTCACATGGTCACGCTTAACCCTTAAATCCAGCGTTTCTTCCGGCAGCCAAAAATATGGAAGAACTACAAATTTATCCTCCTCGTCTAAAGGTGGAAAAACTAATACAAAAGCGGTTATATCTGTCGTACTTGAAAGGTCAAGACCGCCATAGCAGACCCGGCCAATAAGGCTTTTTTCATCTACCTTAAAACTACAAGCATCCCATTTATCCATAGGCATCCAGCGGATAGCTTGTTTTACCCATTGATTAAGCCTTAACTGCCTAAATGAGTTTTCCTCCGCAGGGTTTTGTTTAGCCGATTCGCAGGCTGCTTTTACCTTATCTATCCCAACGGTAATATCTAGAGAAGGATTCGCCTTTTTCCAAACCTTTGGATCAGTCCAATCATCAGACTCCTCTGCCCCATAGATTACAGGGTAAAAGGTACTGTCATGCTTTCGCCCTTCCAATATATCCTTGGCCTTTTGGTGGGTTTCATAGCAGATGCTATTGGTGTCTGTTCCGGCTGTGGTAATCAAGAAATATAAAGGCTGCATACGAGCATCGCCTGAGCCTTTAGTCATAACATCAAAGAGTTTGCGATTCGGCTGGGTGTGCAGTTCATCAAAAACAACCCCATGAATGTTAAACCCATGCTTGGAATAAGCCTCTGCCGACAAGACTTGATAAAAGCTGTTCGTAGGCAGATAGATTATTCTTTTTTGCGATGCTAATATTTTTACCCTTTTATTAAGTGCCGGACACATTCTCACCATGTCTGCCGCAACATCAAACACGATAGTAGCTTGCTGACGGTCAGCAGCACAGCCGTAAACCTCGGCACGTTCCTCCCTATCACCACAGCAAAGCAGAAGTGCTACTGCCGCTGCAAGTTCTGACTTGCCTTGTTTCTTTGGTATTTCAATATAAGCTGTATTGAACTGCCTATAACCATTAGGTTTTATCGTTCCAAATACATCCCGTATAATCTGCTCCTGCCAATCAATCAGTTCAAATGGCTTTCCTGCCCAGGTTCCCTTCGTATGGCAAAGACATTCGATAAAACCTACGGCATAATCAGCAGCGTCTTTATCGTATACAGCGCCTTTTGCCTTAAATTTGGTTGCCTTATACCGTTTTAGTTTTTTCAAATATCATCACCACCTTTACAAATAAAAATAGCCGCCTTATAGCGACTGTACGAGGAACAGCCCCTTACGGAACCGTTCTTTTAAAATTTTATTTAGTTGTGTTCTTTAATCAGTATTGCCAGGGCAATTTCAGCGTCTTCATCCACTGGCTCTATGTCCCAGCCTCTATCGTAATTTACCACCGCTTTGCCGTCTAGGCTTATCCAGGCTTTAGAAATCTTACCGCCATCAATACCAAACTCACTGCCTACCTCATAAACTTTTACTTGGTATTTGTAAACTTTACCTTTAATCAGCATTGCTCCTGTTTTCCACATCATCTTCATCCTCCGCTTTCGTTTAGTTTACCTTTCGGTATGTGTATATTCGCTCTAAACGCACATAATAGCAACCTATTTCTGCAATAAAAACTGTATACTTTACTGCTCTCCCGTAAGGAGGAATCTAACATATTCTTTACGATGCTCTTCTAAATACATTACCAATTCGTAGTAGCCATATTCGTTGGCAAGAAACTGCACCATATTTACATCAAACATATTGGTGCGGCCTGTGTCGCGAATAGCTAGAATTTGCTTTTTTACAATTTCATTCATCATTTACCGCCTCCAAGCTTACGGCAAATGTCTTCACCATAGGCTACATTAAGTCCCGAACCGTTATCCCAAGCTACCATAATGCTGGCGATATCATCAACTCCTAAAACCGTGCCTTTAGTTCCTATGGGCGGTGCTTGGCAGTCATCCATCTTCACTAGTTCAACCCTAGTTCCTTTTGGATATTCACTGCGTACTCTTTCAACTGTTTCTCTATTTGGAAACCGCATGATTGACACCCCCTTTGAAAGCTGATGAGCCTGTAAAATTCTTAAGCAAGGTCTTTCTGACCTCTTTGTATTCTTTGCCGATAAACCCTAATCGTAAGAGGAAACATCTAAAAGCATATTTTTCATTTTCCGCTTCTTTTTCTTTAGGATTTACCCGTTTTTGCTCTCTGGCAAGCTTTGCCAAGGCACATACAAATTTACTGTAGGCTTCAAGCAAGCTGTTATCTAAAGGTTTTATTTTAAACCAAGGAAAGGTTACTCTATCCTCTTCATCAATCACCTCTGGCAATTCTTCAAGTCCTAATGCCTTTTGAATAAGTCTGCCCTTGGCTGCTAAAAGGTTATTGAGGTTTTCCCAAGTTTCGGGTGTAAAAATATCTTTTGGCAGTGAAATGTTTACATCAAGCATTTCAGGCTCGGTTTCTGCATTCGCAGGTTCATCAGCCTTTTCAGCAGCCGCCATATTTTTCAACATCTTTTCTGCTAAAATTACTTCTTTGGTAACAAACCCTTTTTCTCCAAGGGCTGCAAGCAGTCTTTCCATCGCTGTTTCGTTTACTTCTTCTCCCCAGCTTAGGCTGCTGTTCTTGCTTAAGGTTAAACTGCCAATTTGGTAAGCACAGCTTGGAACACCAAGGTATTTTGCTTTCTCTAAGGTAAGCTCCTCCAAGGCTTTTACTAATTCTTTTCTGTTTTCGACTTCAAAATGTACATTCATGCTAATTGCCTCCTTTTGTTTTGGTAGGTACATATTCGCTCTAAATGTACTTATTATCAAGTCATTTAAGCCTAGTATCTAGTATACTTTTAGTCTTGCTGCACCCAAACGATACCAGCCAAAACAAAACATACGCATGGTAGTGCCACGCCATTACCCCACATCTTATATTCTGCTGAATCCGAATGTGGATTTTTAAGCCATTTAATAATCTGATTCCTGCTCTTAGGCTTTTTAGCTGTTCCTATTATTCTTCGGTGTGTTTCAAACACCTCAGTCCAAAAGAGAATATCAGCATCACTTGGTTCATTATTACCAAGGTCGCTGCACCACCAGTCCGGAAATCCCTGCAGCCTTGCACATTCTGTAGGTGTTAATCTTCTTACTATGTAGGCATTGCCTTCTTCATCATTAATCAAAGGCGGGTCTTTATAATCTGTCGCAACTAAGGTATTTGCAACCTCTTTTTCAGCAGACGTAAAAAAAGACGCTTTACTGCTTGTATAGGTTGGAGCAGCAACTGCCCCAGGTCCTTTAGCAACAATAGTAGGTTCTATTTCTTTTTCCACTGTAAATCCAAACTTAGCATTCTCGCCTTGATTGAAGGCTGCGCGGTCAATGCCGTATGCCACCGCGTGTTTATCTACCGTATTTAAAGTAAAACTCACATCTTCATTCACACCATCGCCTTGCGGTCCATTCTCATCCTTCCTGCCAATCATAGAACCTTGCAAAACAAAAGTCTGCATCTGATTGCTTTGCCGTGCCATTAACGCACCGGATTTTTCTTTAAGGTCTATTACCTCATCTCTTTGATTTACGTGAAAGGCTTTTACATTTTCCACAACAGCCATACCGCCTTGATTGCAGGCAGGATTACCACCATTGCCATCAAGAGTTCTTGAAGATTCTGCCTCATAAAATCCACTGCTTGGATTATCCGACTTCATGGAATTACTGTCCTTAGAGCAGATACCATAGACCTTTGGCACAAATACCGTCTGGTCATTATTGCACCCTAGCGTGGCTGAAAGATTTTCCTGTACCAAAGCACCTTTACCGCCGCCTTCACAGCCACTGCGGATTTTCAGTGTTTTAGGTGTTTCCATTACAAACGGCTGATTGTTACCACCAGTGCCAAAAGTCGCAAGCACAGTCTGTGCTTTATCAAGCGGCCCTACAAACCTTGAATCCTGCGAGTGATTTTCAAACACCAAAGGCGAATGATTTGATTTAGCACGAAGCGTAGAGGTTTTATCTTCTGTTACATCCATACGCTCTCCGCCTTGATCATTTAAGCAGATTATGCCTGTTTCTCCAGTGCAAGCCTCAGTACCTCCGGCAGTTTTTTGCCACGGGCTGCGGCCCGTCTTAGAATACCCAGACAAGCCTTCTGACTCAAATAGTATTTCGCCTGCACTCCTGCCTGCAAAATCTGCGACAAGATAGATGCGTCTTCTGCGCTGGGGGACTCCCCAATATTGGGCATCGAGAACTCGCCAGGCAAGGGAGAATTCCTCTGCCACGATATTTCCTGCATTACTCCATTTGCCTTTTTTAAGTTCAGGAATAACAGCATCTTCGGTTTTGATTTTGCAGATGGCTTCAAGCACTGCTTTGAAGTCCTCCCCTTTATTTGAAGAGAACGCTCCGGGGACGTTTTCCCACACGATGTATCTTGGATATTTTCCATCTGTTGCATTCCTCATTTCTTTAATAATTCTTATTGCTTGGTAAAACAGTACCGACTGACTGCCAACCAGTCCTGCCCTTCTTCCGGCAAGGCTCATATCGGTACAGGGTGAGCCGAAGGTAATAATATCCACGGGGGTAATTTTCGCCCCATCTATTTGATTAATATCGCCTAAATGCTGTACGCTTGGCAACCGTTTTGAAGTTACCCTAATAGGGAACGGCTCAATTTCTGATGCCCATATAGGATTGATGCCGGACAATATACCACCTAAAGCAAAACCTCCTGAGCCATCAAAAAGACTGCCTAATGTTAATTTACGCATTGGCAGCCACCTCCAAAGCCCAGAAATCAAAAAATGCACTGTTCTGTGACAACTCCACAAAACGAATGCATTTTTCTGCTACCAGCTTTTCTATCCAAAGCGGTATTTTTCCCACGTTATCATAACGGCCATAAGCACCGAACATACATCGCATCCCAATATTTCTCGCTTTCACAGCATCATCAAATGTATCAAAATAACCAAGATGGATTTCTTTCTGGTTTACTTTTATTCTTGCCCTGAATTTCTTTCTTGGTGCATACCAGCTTACTCCACTTACTCCCGAAGTATTATTTTTCTGAATCGGCTGATTCATCTGGTTCTGCTGATGTGTGCATATGCGAAGATTACTTGAACAATTATCTAAAGTATCAAGACTAATATGGTCAACCTCATATCCTTTCAAGCAATTCAATAAATAACTGTGCAGTTTTCTGCCACGGCAATCTATAATATAGAATCTTCCACTTTCACAGCTTGCATACCATTTTACATTACTGATTTTATGAAAGGCATCTCGATCGAATCGGAATACCATTCCATTCGGCAATTTACCATACCCCACGCTGCCATCAAAGCTGTAAACAACATTACTCATTTTTTGCCTCCGTTTCTGGTTCAACCTCCAAATCATCAAATCGGATAGTCTTGCCGTCACGAAGAACGGAAATATCTTCTGTCTGTCCATTTCTGAATTGAGCATATCTTTTCACAGCCACATCTACAAATTTTTGTTCCAATTCTACACCATAACAAATTCTATCCATCTGTTCACAAGCCATCAAGGTAGATGCACTGCCGAGAAAACCATCCAGCACAATGCCATTTGACTGTGTACATTGTTTAATCAGATACGCTATCATCGGAACAGGCTTACTTGACGGATGCCCACATCCATCTTTTTCAGAATCCTTTATTCCATCGAATTCAAAGACGGCTGTCTGTTTCTGATCTCCATACCAGATATGTTTGCCGTCTTTTCGCCAGCCCCATATAATTGGCTCCATATTAAACTTCCAATCGGTGCGCATAAATGGTGCCCTTGGCTTTTTCCAAATCAGACCTGCACCGACTTTAAATCCAGCATCTTCAAACGCATCATAAAACACACGGGTTTTCATGGTTGCATAGAATTCATAGATTGATGCATCCAGTGCCATAGCATTTTTGAAGTTTGTAAATACCTTCAAAAGGAATTCATATCCCTGCTTATCATTCAAATTGTCATTTGCAATCGTGCCTGACTTATTTTTCAGTTCTACAAAATATGGGGCATCGGTACATACAAGGTTTGCCTTGGTTTCTCCCAGCAGCTTTTCAAAAGTAGCCGGGTCTGTAGAATCACCACAGATAACTTTGTGCTTGCCTAATGTCCAAATATCGCCAAGCTTAGAAAAAGTCGGCTTTTTCAATTCTTCATCGACATCAAAGTCATCATCCTTAACATCATCACCGGTATTAAAAAGTTTATCTAGTTCAGCAGGCTCAAAGCCGGTTAGGGAAACATCAAACTCTGCACCCTGCAAGGATTCGATTTCAATTTTCAAAAGTTCTTCATCCCAGCCTGCGTCCATAGCAAAACGGTTATCTGCTATGATGTAGGCTTTCTTCTGTGCCTCGGTTAAGTAATCAACCAAGACGCAAGGTACTTCAGCAATTCCTTCTTCTTTGGCAGCAAGCACCCGCCCATGGCCGGCTATAATACCGCAATTGCTGTCGATGATTACAGGGTTAACAAAACCAAACTCCCTTAGGCTTGAACGAAGTTTCGTTATCTGCCCTTGGGAGTGAGTTCTTGCATTATTTACATAAGGCACCAATTTATCTATTGGCACAAGTTTCATTTCTGTAGTTTTCTTATCCACTAGCTTGCCTTCCTTTCCAATATTTTTTTAAGGCCTTTATACGCTCCCATCAGATTGCCGGCCTTAGCTAACCCTTTCAAAGTACATAACTGTTGGCGAGTCAGTTTATCCTTATGATTTCTTAAGGTATTTCTAAACATCCTAAGGTGCAATAGTTCTTCATTGGTCATTTTCGTTTCTCCCTCGAGCGTAAAAGCTGCTCCATAAAATCATTCTGATTAGTTGGCCCGGAATATTCTGTTGCCGTGTTTTCACGAATAACGGCAAATATCTCATTCCACAACCTGTTAGCCTGAGATAAATAATTCTGTCCAATACTGACATACGGTGATGTCATTGCCCCTCCCGTAGTTGGATGTTTTGCTAAATAACCCGTTGCCGTTATTATTTCTTCACAATGTTTCCATCTGGCGGCAGCCATCGCATACCTCTCCAGCGTTTGCGGAGATATGTATGAAACGCATCCGCGTTTATTAAGCCAATCCCAGGTTTGCTCATATATTTCTTTTGCCTGCAAAACTCGTCCATCCTTTTGCGTGGCTGAGAGCATCTCGCTAGGCTTAGGCATTTCTTCGCCCTGCATATCCGGTAAATCTTTAAACTCCATAACCTTAAGAGGTCGTTTACCCGGATTTCCTTCAGCAATCTTATCTGCCAAAGGCTTGCTGGGACGTCCTCCCGTACCCGGACTAGGTCCTCTTTTACCCAATTTTCTACTACCTCCTTAAATCACGGGGGTAATCCCCCTTAAACTTTCGCGTTTTTTTGCGTAAGACCCCCCGCCCGTTCCTCCCGTACAAGGGCTTTGAGATTTGACACCCCCCTCCCTGCACCTTCATCAGTGCCAACGATCACCATTTTGTGCATGA